AAATACTCAGCACGACTTTTCAATATCTCCTCCGGTATCCTTGCCAACACAAGGCCACCAATTCCGATTAAACCAGCATGTTTTCCTTCATGGATAGTAGGGTAATCATTTTCACCTATTTCACTTAAAAGTGTTTCGGCTTTTAAAAATTCCCATCCTTCTCTAAGTTTTTTAGATACATTTCCTGGATCTTCAAAACCATTCGTAGAAGTTCTTATCCATCTGTGTGCATAACCTTGCGGCGCAGCTGGCGCATCCAAACTGGATGGTGGAGTCCAATCTTTCTTTCTAGAAAGTTTAGTTCTAGATTCAGACTCGCGTGA